CTTTAGTCGTAAAGATGTATGGGAACCTAATTACAGTTCCTATACTCTCGACTATAACGTCGCGGGTCACACTTGGTGGAGTTATCGTATAGTCCTCACCAAATTCAAATGCGATTATCGAGCGACTGCATGGGTAACGCAGTATCTCGATTACGTAGATGGATTTGCGGGCTTCATTAGAACCATGATAGGTGCTTTGGGACTTGACAATCCCGTCAAAGCTGTATGGAAAATAATGCCAATGAGCTTTGTCGTGGATTGGTTCTTCAATGTCTCGCAGCACTTGGATAATCTGACTCAGCTTTCGCCTGCCACTGGTTGGAACGTTAGAAACGTTACACACAGTGTCAAGTATGAGCTTGAGTATGAGATTACCCAGCTTGGTGAGACGGATTCCTCGCAAGCGAGGATGCCGTCTATCATCAAGGTATCACGGTATGACAGGGAAGTTGGTCTTTCTTTCGATCTGGAACTGCTGAATCCAGACGAATTATCTGACTCTCAGCTAACATTGTTACTCGCCATGCTTCATCAGCTTGGTTGAGTTACAGCAATTAACAGGAGCCGATCCAATGTCGCTCACAGATACCCTTACGCTAGATGATGCGTCCGGGGACGATGTCGTGTATAATCTCGTTTCACGAGATTCTACTGGCACAGTCCGACGTGATATCGCTACATCCAACGTCTCTCCCGGTTTGCTTTCAATAAAGCATTCCGTGAGTGGCAGTGGGTTAAACACGGTAGATCGTCATCTGGTCCAGTTCACTCGAACTGTCCCAGACTCCGAGAACGTGCCTCGGACAGCCGTCGTGAATCTCACGCTGGCTATTCCGCAGGCGTCCGTTATTACATCAACTATCGTTAACGATTTAATCGCTAACCTTGTTGACCTCATTTCCGATGGCGGTTTTACCGGCTCCGGATTTGCGGGAATAACGAACATCACGGCCCTTTCGAGGGGTGAGAGCTAATGGGGGACTTTGCTAAGTTCCTCGTTACCCTCACTCAATCGAAAGCCTACAAAATTGCAGAGACTATAATAACTATAGTATCTGCAATTTACGCTGCTTGGAGAGCCTTTAAAGGCTTCTTCTTGCAATAGCAAACGACAGTAGATCTGGCCTTGGAAAGGAGTCCTGATGGATCCTTCGAAAAGCCAAGTCGACCTTGTTGTTGACCTGTTAGAGCTTATGCTCCGTTGCAACCCATGTGGTGCATCGTCGAAAAGCTCTCTCGAGCGTGATATTATGACTTTACGTCATCGTACACGTTTCGAGGGAATGTCCTTCCTGACTAAGACTTTGCCTAAATTAGGCAGAGCTTTAGATCAAGGTTTGGCATCACTCGAGTTCCAACTTCCAAGTGAGTTTAAATGCTCACATGGTAAGCCAAATATTCCCGCATTCATGCAGGGATATTTTAACTCGGTGTTCGACGCCTATGGCACCCTCCGGGACGAAGCGAGCCCGCCTTTGGTTTCACACCTTAGACAGGTTCTGTTTTTCGCATATAAGCTAAAACTTTCATATACAGATTCGCAAGTGAGTTCAACTTTGGACTCATTTGTAGAAACTGATGCAAGTTTAAGCTTACCGAATGATAGAGACAGTCAAGAAATTCTTGATTTTTCTTCTCAAATCATATCGGGGATATTTGAGGATTTTAATCCAAAAGATATCCTACCGCGACATGGTCCCGGTGCCGTCGCAACTGGTGAACGGGGTGATAGCAAATGGATATTTTCCAGACGCTATGACGCTATTCATCAGATGTACCCCTACTATGATTATTTCATAGTAGGTGGTGGTAGGGAGCTCATGGATCGATTGGACTGGTACAAGAAATTAGAGCGACTTGATCAAGGTCGCGCTAAAGTTGTCCTAGTTCCAAAAGATTCCAGAGGTCCGCGTTTGATATCTTGTGAACCCCTTGAATATCAATGGGTTCAACAAGGTCTCGGACGGAAGTTAGTCTCTCATCTTGAGTCATGCCCAATGACGAAAGATAGGATTAATTTTGCAAACCAAGAGATTAATCGTCAATTGGCTCTTGTCAGTTCGTCTGACAGGGCGTTTTCGACAATTGATCTCAAGGATGCGTCGGACCGCGTCTCTATGGAGCTCGTTAGACGGGTGTTTTCTAAAACACCTGATCTTCTGAGAGCCTTAGAAGCGTGTCGTACTGGCTCAACGTTACTCCCAGATGGGAGAGTAGTCGAATTCCAGAAATTTGCGCCTATGGGTTCAGCATTATGCTTCCCAGTAGAGGCAACAATTTTCTGGGTTCTTCTCGTTGCTGCCGTGAGCCGCCACCTTAAGATAAGATGGCGAGATGTGGGGCGGTCGATCTTCGTATACGGAGATGATATTATCATCCCTACGCCGATTGTCGATCGTTGCATACAGGTATTAGAACGATTTTCCCTAAAGGTTAATCGAACTAAATGCTGTGTCCAAGGGCCCTTTCGTGAATCATGTGGCATGGATGCCTTTAAAGGCGTTTCTGTCACACCAATTCGCTTGAGGACGGTTTGGACCGGACGCAAGACTGACGGTGCCGCCTACGTTTCGTATGTAGAAACTGCGAATGCTTTGTTCGCAGCTTCTTATACGAAGTGTAGCGAGTACTTATGGGAACAGCTTGAAAAGACCTATGGAAAAGTTCCATATGGTACCTCTCATTCTGCATTCCCATGTAGACTCGTGTCCGACCCCGAAGAAGCCGAGAGGCTAAATGCCTTAAGCTTTCGGAGAAGGAATAGCCGACGTTACCATCGAATCGAGTTCCTTGTACCTCGGTTAATTCCGAAGCGCAAGAAAACGAACCTCGATTCATGGTCCCGTATGTTACGGAATCTTTTGATGCCGCCATACGGAGACCCGTCATCCATCGTTGAGCCTCGGTCGATGATAATAAACCGAGGTTGGACCCCAGTCTTCTGATCAGGAGGACTGTGTGCGCCGTAAGAAGCGCTCCGAGAGAATGCCAT